ATTGTGCCGTCCTTTCCCAGAATGTAGGTTCGGTAGGCGGTCACGCCCTGGCCCTGATAGTTGGCCGTAGTCGTCACGATGGTGGACTCGTAGAAACGAACGCCCGCCCACTTGATGACTTCGACCATGCCGCCTTCGCCGCTCGGCAGCTCCTGAAGCGCCTCGACGCCTTCACGCTCGCGCTTGAGCACGTCCGTGAAAGAGTTGTTGGTGTTGTCGTTCAGGGCATCGCCCCACGCCAGAGGCGTGATGATGCCGCAGAAGTAGCCTTCCTCCATCGGCTTCACATTGCGCTGCCGCAGGCTGGCCACGGCGGACGTGATGTTGTTCTTGGCGAAAGGCTGGTTGTAGGCGTTCTCGATGGCCACGCTGCTGTCGATCGTGCTCAGCCCGTCGAAGGTGTTCTTCAGGATGTAAGCGATGGTCTGCCCCGCCTGATACGCCAGCTCGGTGCCGCCATTCTCCAGCGCCGGGTCAATGGCGAGCTGAAGGCTGAAACGGCTGTAGTTCATGTAGTCCGCGTAGTTGCCTATGGTGATCTTGTCGGTGAGGACAGAGATGGTCTCGCCAGTCTCCACAGTGCCTTCAGGCGCTTGCGAGATGTTCGGACCAAAGGCCACGTACTCGAACAGGTTGAGGGTGTTACCGCTGTTCTCAGGCAGAGGGCGGCGCGACACACAGCGATAGTGTGGCGTCTCGGCCTTCAGGTTCTCTACGAAGTTCTTATCGTAGTAGTTGACATCCGCCTGGATGAGGTTGTTGGTGAGGTTGCTGGCCGGGCTGTAGCCAGTGCAGAACTGAGCGTTGCCGCTCAGCGCTGCCGCTTCCAGTGCCGTGAACAGAGCGAAAGCCGCCCACAGCACGGAGATGACATAGGTGATGGGTTGGAAGACGTACTTCACAACCATGTTGCGGTGACGAATGAAGCTCTCGGGGTTCATAGCATCTGCTCCCAGATGGATTTAGCCTGCTCGCCGCTGCTGCGGTTTCCGCGCTCCGGCTCCAAGCACCACGCCTTCGTTGGCCTTCACGTATTCCGGGTCGGTCAGCATCAGGTGTTTGTGCTCTTCCTTGGTGCGCGTAATGATGAACTGCGGCGTGTACTTCGGTCGGGTGCGGGGAGTGACCGCGCCTCCGCTTACATCGCTCTGCCGAACGCCGGTAGACATTCGGGCTGGGGCTGGACGCGACGCAGCGGGAACGGGAGCAATGCGCGCCGTGCTGCGATGGTCTGCCTGAGGTTGATCGGAATCTTCGGGTTTCGCTTGCAGCAGTCCTGCATTGCTAAGCTGCCCGAAGGCGGAGCGGTAGCTCTCGACGCGCGTAGGACTCAAATTCTGAGTAATCATGAAGCGCGTGAGGGTCCGCTTGTTGTGGTCGGACGGATACCAATCCGGCGTCTCGTCCGCAAACTGTGCAGCGGCCTCCACGGCCGTCTGCGTCTCTTCTTCCTCGCGCGAGCGTACAGCGGACTCGCGGATGGCTTCCACCGGTCCCACCACGCTCTCAAGGACGCGGGTTACGGCCCGCTCCACGGTGTTGGGGTTGTTCATCTCGGCTGCCACCTGGAAGCGCTCCGTGTCGGTCATCGGACGCTGTTTCACCGGCCTGGGCGGTGGCGGCGGATCGCCGCCTACGGGTCCGAAGTTCACGGGCTTGCCTTTCTTCAACTCGGTTATGCGTCGGCTGCCATGCTCGACGCTCTGCGCCATCTTGCGGGCGATTTCGCCCTCCGTGCCGTAGAAAACCTGGACTGGCGTAACGCCGTCCTCGGCATCCACTGTGCATTTCCACTTCCCGGCTCCCTGGTCTTCCCACTTTTGTGCCATCTTCTCTCCCCTCAGAAGACGCTCTGCATACGATCCGAATCGTCCTCTACCAGGTCGTCGGGGTCGTTTGCGGCGGTTGCGTTTGCGGTACGTTGGTTGTAAGCATTTTGCACCTGTTTTTGGACATAAGTAAAGAACTGCCACGCGGCCTTCGCTAGGCAGTGCTCGCCCAGTACACGGTCCGCCTGCTCGACGGGCGTGTTGATAAGCGCGGTTTCCTGCTCGATGCACGCCATTTCCATGACATCCAGCAGGTCTTCGTAACCGGGGTCCAAGGCTAGGCGCGCAATGCGCTGCAGCTTCTCCGGAGAGAACGTGTGGTCGCGGACCGAAAGCGTTCTGTGTGTGCGAGTCAGCATCGTTTCCTCAGTTGCAGGCAATGGCCTGGTTGGCCATCAGAACGGTTTCGCGCAGATGCCTGAGAGCAGCCGTCTTGTCCGCGCTGTCTGGCACCAGGGCGTTGAGTATCTTTGCAAAGTCCCGCGCCGTCTCGCGCACCAGCAGGTACTTCTTCTGCTGCTCTTCGCTCGGCGGGTGATAAGTAAACCAGTTGTCGATCGTCGCATCGTCGATCTTCGGCCCACGCGGTATGTGCCGATCCACAATTCTGTCTGTTTTTTCTATGATGCTTTCCATTTACCCTCCCGTTGGTGCGAACTCGCTTTCGTTGATCGCTTGCCGGTCCCATCGTCTTTCGTCCCACCCTGCGGCCTCGTCGTTTGCGCGCCCCAGCATCTCTTTGGCAAGATCGGCCTCGGCCTTCTGGTCGATCTCGGCGGACTTCGCCTGATGCCGCGCCTGAATCCCGGCAATCTGTCCCTGCACTCGTTGCAGGCCGGGATTGTTCTGGCCATACCGTTGCAGCTCCTGCGGCGTCATGGGCCGTATCAGCTCGCGGCTGTTCTTCCATTCGGTGACTTCCATAAACATGGCGAATAGTTCCTTGACATCCACCATGTACCCTATCGCATTGAGCTGCTGCACCAGCGGCTGATTCTCGAAGATTTGCACCATGAGCGGCAGCGCCTGGGCCATTGCCTTTTTCGCCGCCAGCCGCGCTCCGGCCAGAACCTCGAACTGGTCTTTCGACTCGTAGAAGTTGCGGATGTCCAGCTTGAACGCCGCGCGCAGCTTGTCGCCCAGAATCTCGCGTATCTTGCCCACGCTCATCCGGTCCTTCACCAGGAAGTCCATCAGCTCGATGAACGGCAAAAGAATGCCATTCACAAAGTGGCCCACCGGACCCTGGATACGGCCTGCGTTGGCCGCCATGACGCCGCCCGCTCCCGTGGCCGTGCGCAGCGCCGTGGAGCCCTTCTGCGGCACGTTGCCCTGCGTAAACGGCTCGCTGGCTCCCGTGGCGTTGTTGGCGCTCTGCCTGCTGTCCGCGAGGATCGGGAACACTTCGGCAGGGACGCGCGGCTGCTCCACCAGTGCGAAGGCTTCGCGGATTCCCCGCGGCCCGCTCTGCACGTCCAGGATGCCGCCCAGCCGCTGGCGGATCTGCTGCGTCGGCACGTTCGCGCCGATGTCGCGCATGTACTGGGGATTGCAGGCGAAGCTCAAAATATCCAGCATCGCGTCCGTAAGGCCTTTGTCGATGCGCTGGTCGTTTCCGGCCAGCCTGCCCACGCCCAGGCCATACCCCGCGTTGGGGATGTTCCAGAAGTTCGCGGCGAAGTAGGGAAGGAAGGGCAGGCCATGCTCTTCCTTGCGGATCAACACGCCCCGGTCGCTGCCGTCCGGCACCAGCACGGCGTACACGTAAGTGTGGTCCCACCGCTCCAGCATCTTGATGGGCCGCTCCAGCGGATCGGCGCTGGCCGCCGTGTTCTCGTTCTGAGCATGATGCAGCGTCCAGTTCTGATCGCCGAGGTTCTGCTGCACCTGGCTGGCAAAACCGGCATCCTCCGGGTGCGTGAAGAAGTAATCCTTCAGCTCCTCTTCGCTGGGAATGTCGTAGCCGCCCACCACGTTGCCGTCCGCGTCGTAGACCACCTCTTCGCGCAGCCTGTCGAGATCGTTGAAAGTCGGGTACGAAACTTCGATGACGAACTTCGCGCCCTTGTGCAGGTTGTTGGGTTTGCGCCATGTCGGATCGACGAAGATGTTGCCCAGCTCTTTCTTCTCGAAGAACATCCCCTCGGTGGTTACTTCGACTTCGATGGTCTCCAGCTCATCGCTCTCGACGGTGTAAATCGTGTCTTCCCCGGTGAAAGGCATGTCTACCGTAATCGGTTCGCCCTTCGGCCTCCGCACCCGCTCGACCTTCGTTTCCTTGCACCAGCCCGCCTTGCATATCACGGTGCCGAAGTTCACCTGATCTTCCATCGCCAGCTCGGCTTCGGCCTGGAAGCTGCAATCGTCCATGAGCGTGCCATACAGCGCAGACTTTGCGCGGGCCGTGTTCTGGCTTGCGTTCGGCCTGGGCCGGATCACAAACGGCGGCGTCTCGTAGAAGATGCCCGACACCATCCCCGGCACCAGCGAGTTCACATGGGTGGCCACCGTGAAGCGGCTCACATTCGCGCGGGCCACCGTGCTGCCCTCAAAGCTGGCCATCGTGCGCGGCGCCTGGTACAGGATGTCCGCTTCTCTCCAGTGCAGGTTCCACTGCTTCAAATCGAGATACGTCTTGGCGCGCTGCGCATCCTGAATGGTGAGCTGCACCGCGCCGTCATCGGTGTAGCGCGGGTCGAGCAGCGGCCCAATGACTTCAACGTCGTCCCGCTCGATCTGTCGTGAGCCTGTTACTGCGTCCGCAAGGATTGTCATGCGCACTCCCGCTGTTCAATGACTCGTGTTGCATAATCAGCTACGCAATTCGAGAGTTCCGGAGGAATCATTGCAACTTGGGCCGTAAATTCCTTACGCTTTTTCGATCCTGATGAACTCCAGGCAAGATTGTTTTGGCGTCGATAGTTTGTTAGAGCGTGTCGATCTATTTTTTTTAATTTTTGAATAATGGCTCCTCCGGTTTGGAATCCTTTTTTTATTCCCTGTGGCACGATCGGCGGCACACAGTTTCCCCATAGGTAAAAGGGTCCGCAGTGATGCACAGCAGCGCCTACAAACTGCTGTGCCGACCGTACGTTTTCCATAACGTATGGTGCTCCGCTGGCCTCGCATAAGAAGCGAGTGTGGTTGAAAAGTTTGATCCCCATATCGGGGTACTTCGGGTTTTTATGAAAATGCTTCATCCCGTGGATGCTGAATTCCTCGCAGGGGGAACTGGAGCATATGAAATCGAAGTTTCCCAGACTATTAACTGACCCTTCAGAATCAGCGTAGTAAAACTGACCACAAATGGGGCCGATGCTAGTGGTGAGGATATCTGCGCGAACAAACTTGGCTCCGGCTGGAATATCGGGTGGTTCAATAAGGTCCACGCCAATAACTTCCCAGCCGCGCTCTGCGAACGCCCGTCCCCACCCGAATCTGCCACAAAACAAATCCAGCATTCTCATCCCGTCAGCCCCGGCATGATGTCTTCCAGCCCAGCGCTTGCCGTCGCTGGCTGCCATTCTTCTTCGGTGTCATACCCCTCGTTCACGTCCTGCGCCGCAGGCTCGCTGCCGAACACGCGGTAATACGCATCGTTCTGGAACACGCGCTCCCACTCTTCCTCATCGGTTCGGTCGAAGTGTTCGGCTGCAATCGACACCGGGAGCTGCGCCGCCACCCGGCTCACTACGGACGCGATCTCGGTTTCTTCGATAAGCCCGAAATGGTAGAGCTGCAGCGAGACGAGCTGGAAGTTGTCCAGTCCCTCGCTAAATAGCAGCCGTCCAGCCTGAAGGTGTGGCTCGGCGCTCTTAATCGCGGTGCGCCTGGTCGCATCGTCCTGGTAGAACTCGCTCCATGAGATGCCCATGTGCCAGCTCTGCTCCAGCGCCTCGTTCTGGATGTGCTGCTCCATGAGCCGCGCGCCCGGCGTGTCTTCGATCTCCACCCGGTGCGTCTGCCATTTCTTAGCCAGAGCCACCACTTTACGCGCCAGGACAGACGGGCTAAAGCTTCCCCGCACGACTTCAACGATGGCCATGCGCCCGTTCTCCTGGACGCCAACAGCAGCGGCATCGTTCTTCTGCTCGGCATACTGAAACCTCCATGCGATGTGAATGGTTCCATGCAGCGGCACCGCATCTTCGGGGATCTTCGCCGCGTGGAGTTTGTCCAGCGGGAAGGTGGGATTGAAGTTGCCTTCGGCGATGTTCATGTACTGCGTCCAGAAGCTGTTTTCGTCGATAGTCTTCTCGCTGCGCAGGAAGTCCCAACTAAGCTGGCGCGGGAAGTTGAGAATCACGTCGTCTTCGGTCAGCTCGTCGTCTTCCAGCTTCATCGCGTGAGGCTTGCGCACATACGCGGGCTTCCACAGCAGGATGGTCCGCTCGTCTTGCTTCTGGATCATGTCGCCGTAGAGGTCCGCGGGGCCATAGCGGGTGCCGGTGATGTCGAGGTGCCCATCCTCGCCCAGCATCTTGAGGTTGATGTAGAAGTTGGTGCGCACCTTGCGCAGCGCGTAGGCCGTCTGGCTGTTGCGGTTGTCCTGCACGTCCTCGCTCTTGATGATGTCCGGGTGCCAGCCGGACAAGCTCTGCTCGATGGATACGCCCTTCACTGTGGGGTCGCGGCGGAACTTGGTGCGCGCCGGTGTAGTGAACATGCCGTCCTTCGGCATCTTCACGATTTCGTGCTCAGGGAAGAGGATGCAGAGGTTGCTGCGCTCGCCGTTCGTCGTGAGGAAGTGGCTGGCTATCTCGGCTACAAACGCATCGGCCAGGGGACTGTCCGGTGAGTTAGAGGCGGTCATCGCCATGATTGCGATGTCTGGAAAACCCACTACCCACTGTACGGAGTCGGCGATGTTGAGGGTGGTTTTGTAAGTCTTGCGCGGCATCAGGAAGATGCGCCGTTTCTTTTTCTTGTCCTGCTGCTCGAAAGGCTTGGTGGGGTCTTTCTTTACGAATTTATCGGCAACTTCTTTATGATCCTGCTCGGTTAACTTCGAGTAACCCAGCACATATTTGGCGAACCAGAACAAATCCGTCTGCGCGCGATGCCGCAACTCATTGCGGTAGGCTTCACTCTCGGCGGCGCGCTGGAAATCTGGCTTCATTTCGAGTGATCCCACCCTTCCATCGTGTGCGCGAACATGGCCATGTGCTTGATATGGTCATCCTTGGAGTTCATAGCCGCCTGTAGCTTTTCTTTCGGGATCGGTTTGCCCTCCGGTACACCCAAGGCACGATGCAGACCGCCCTTGCGCAGGTGCGTAAGGGCTTTGTGGAGCTTCGGAGGGTATCGCTTCGCCTTTTCCTTTGCCATGTGCTCTTCTCCAAAAAGGCGAAGCGGGCGCGCTCGCGTTTGATCTGGGGATCAGCGCCCGCTTCGCGTGTCGAGTAGTGAGGCCGGCTACTCGAACGTCTAACCCGCTGCGGGCGGCATACCAGCGGCGGACTGCTGCGCGGCCTGCGGGCTGCCCTGCTCGGGGTCTGGTTGCTCTTCGGGCATCTCGCCAGCGTCCGGATGGTCGCCCATGTGCTCTTGCAGGTGGTCGCCTGCGTCTTCGGCGGACATCAGTACGTGGTGCTCGTGATGGGTGCTCCCGTCTTCGCGCTTGCGCTCGACGTGGGCGTGAAAGCCACCATTGTCCGCGCGCTCGTACTTGACGGAGTGGGTGTGCTCTTTCTTCTCTTCGTGGTGCTCGCGCTTTTCACCGTGGCCGTCCAACGCCCGGTGAATCTCTTTTTCGCGTCCCTTCATCGTGGTGTCCTCGCTCTGGAAGTGGGGGGCAGCTTCACGCTGGTATCGTCTGCCCTATGCCCTCGCGACTTTGCGGCCAGCCTGGGCTGTTAGATCGGCTTAGTAATCCAGCTCCAAGCTGATGAGGTTTCCGATGTTCGCCACGTTTGCGGTGCCGAAGGTGAGCGCGGCGGCGAAGTAGATGCAGGGATCGGCAGGCGGCACAGTAGCGCCCTGGGCGGTCACTGCGTTGGTGCCGTTGATGCCGGTGAGGGTGTTGGTGAGAGCTGCCCATGCGTCGAAGAGGTTGTTGACCTCCTGCGAGAAGACGCCGTGCATGATGCCGCCGTTGGAGTCGAATTGCAGCTCGGCCTGGATGTTCCACGGCGTATATGCCGTGTTCACCGCGCGCGCCGTGCCCGATCCTAGTAGCGTCCAGTTGGTGGCCGTCAGCGGAGTGCCTGGGATCACCAGAGCCGCCAGCAGCGAAGCCTTCAGTGTGTAGTTGCCAGCGGTAACTGCATTCCCCTGGGCTTGGACAAGAAATGTCTTGCCTTCAAGAATGCTTTTGCCGCGCGCCACACACGTTGCGGGGACTGCGGAGTTGGAAACGAGGTTGAAAACTTGCGCAGTCGTGACGGCTGCGCTGACAGGGTTCGCGGGCAATGCCCGGCTGTTAGCGTTGCTTGCCATGAAGCTCCTTTCGATTTGTGCGTGGGCGTACCCGCGCTCTCAATCGGACCGTGAGATGCGAGTGATGACTTTTGGAATCATCGCGCATATCCCTCTGACGCGCAAGTGGTTAATCCGGCTGCGCCCCTGTCTCGCCAACCATCTCTTCCTTCTTCGCCTTCGGTCGCCCGCGCTTTTCGCCCTCGCGCTCGCGCCTCCATGCGAGGTTGTCAGCACGCTCTTGTGGAGTGCAAGGTCTGCCGCATAGTCGGCATTTTGTCATTTCCCGCCTGCCACGCCTTATGTTTTTTAGAATTCGAGCGTGATCATCGCAGCATGTGACAGCTTTACGTATTACCCGCTTTTCCGGGATAATATTTCCGCAATCTGCGAGTACACAGCGCAGGCCACCTTCAGCGAGCCGATGGCCAGCTTCAATTCTTGGATCAATAGCGGTCATCGTTTGTTCTCCAGTCGCATGGCGGCAGCCCAAAAAGCTACCACCACGATTACAAATAGAATGTGCATCTCAAACCTCCTTTTCAGCCCAGTTCCCCTGGACTTTGTGAACGATTTTGAACACGATTGGGTACTGTGCCGCAGCCACTTTGATCTTGACTTTGGCGTCGTCGAGAAAGAACGGATCGTAAGCTATCTCACCGTTCGATTTTTCACGCTTCGTAGTGCCTTTGACCTCATGGCATTCGAGCACTCCGTTGGTCAGCATGACGTTGAAGTCAGGCGTGTATCGCGTGTTGTCCGTGAGCCGAAAAGTCATCCCCTCGAACTCGAACCACGCGACCTCGCCGATTATTTTGCGTAGGTTGAGATGGGCTTCATAGGCCGCTTCCGTCTTGTTGCGCTCGCCCACCTTGAGCCGCCCCAGCGCCATAGTGCGAACTGGCTGGAAGGTTAATGCACTTCCGTAACTTGACATCTCCGATTTGTCGGTGCAAGATTTTTCACCTTCCACAAATTTCGTCCATGCCTCCCTTTCAGCGCTTTGGCTCATTCTCCGGCGCTCGGTCATATATCCCCCTTGACACTGTATCTACATTAAGGTATAGATTGATTCCGTGTCAACCACAAAAAAACCACAAATCAGCATCCGCTTTAGAGACCGGGAACAGATCGAGTTGATAAAGCGCGCGGCAGATCATCGCCTGATTCCCTTCAACACCTTCGTGCGCGAGGCAGCTCAGCAAGTCGCTCAGAAGGTCCTGGATACGCCTGGTTGGTTGGATTTGCTTAACCAAAATGGCAATCCTCCGAGCATTCCGTCAAGCACTCCTCCCAACAATGCCTCAATTTTGCTTAAGCAAAATCCATCCGTAGGTGAGTAGCCATGGCAAAGATGCCGGCGTTCCAGTGGTACACCGGGGACTGGCGCAAGGATGTCGGTGTGCAATCCCTCAGCTATCACGACAGAGGTGTTTGGCGCGAGATGCTGGACTTCATGCACGACTCGGAAGTCCGTGGCGTTCTTATACTTAACGGTCGCGCCATGTCAGACGAGACCCTTGCTAGGCTTTTGGGTTTGGATAACCAAACCTTCAGCAAAACCCTAACCACGCTGCTCGATTTTGGTGTGGCCAGCCGCGATTCCGAGACCGGCGCGATCTACTCCAGGCGCATGGTCAAGGACGAGAAAATCCGCAAAATCAGAGTCGAAGCAGGCAAAAAAGGCGGCAATCCACTTTTGCTTAAGCAAAATCGAACCAAAGCTATAACCATCGATTCAACCTCCGCAATCGGCAATGGCTCACAAGAGCCAGATGAACATCAAAATAAGCGAATAAAAAGCAAAGACATGCCTGTTTTGCCAATTTTGCTTAACCAA